AATGTTAAGGACACATGGAGGAATTTTAATGAAGGGGGGTACAAGGGGGGACGGGGGTGCCGTGTATTGTGCATACCACGCGAAGAAATTTTCTCACAGAAATTATGAAAAACACCCTTAGTAAGTGTAAAAAAGGAACTGACTATAGATCTTTCTGTCCCTATTACTTCTTTACTTTCAAGGTCTTATAAAATAGTTTAAGAAAAGGTATTGACTTTTGGTCCAAAGTATGATATAATATGTATATATTAAGTAAGTTATACATAATTAGTATTTCTTCTAGAGTAAAAACACTTGGGTATAAAGACCCACTAAGAAGTAGAGATAAGTTAACGGGGGGTTCTAAGGAACTCCTTTTTATTTATGAGCGATAGCGATTAATTCACTCTCTCTATTCAACTACCTCTGGACAAGGTGGTCTTCTTAGAGTTTCTGGGGGGAGTAATACCCACCCTTAGCCCACCCACTCAGGTTTTTGTCTCTAATGAGCGAAGCGAATTAAAAGATTAACAACTAGGATCACTTTAAATGGTTAAGATTACACCTAAAGAAAAACGGGATTTAAAGAAGAATCCTAAAGCTAAAGATAGGATTGGTAAGACTGGAACTTATCAAGCCTCTAGAGAGAATGATGATTATCTTCGGTCTCTAACTAAACCACAGATTAAAATGAAAGATCGGGTCTATAAGATTGTACCTGAATCTGAGAAAACACTACCTACTATTAAGGCGACTCCTAAACCATATAAGAGACGTCCTAGAAAAGGTGAGAAATGAGTCTGGACTTTAAATCAGCAGGTAAGTCGGGTTGGAGAACTAGGTCTCTCTTTGCTGATGTCTGTCGTTCTTTTAATATGAAAGAAGAGGAAGTAGAAGCTCCATATTGGTTGGAAAGGAATCTAGATAATGATGACCGACCAATAATGCGAACTCACTTCATTGTCTCCGAGGACCCGACAGGGTACGAGACTGCCATCAAGTTCTTTGGGAACTATGAGCACTGGGAGACTATGCTGGAGAAGTGTAGTTGGTTCAGGGAAGCTCATGATAAGTGGCAGAAAGAGCTGCGTATGAGAGAGAAGAGTCAAGCGATCAAGAAGATTAAAGAGATTGCAGAGAGTGATTCGTCTCAAGCGCTAGCGGCTTCTAAGTACTTGGCTACGGCTGACTACGATAAGAAAGACTCCAGAGGTAGACCATCCAAGGCAGAGATCAAGGGTGAGTTGAAAAGGAGTGTAAGACTTATTGAAGAAGATGCGGCAGATGGTGAACGTATTGGAATAAGGATGAACTAATGGCACTTAAAGGTCAGAAGATGTCTCCGGCTGAAAAGAGGGCCAAGAAGACATACAATGCTAAAGCGAAGCCTAAGAAAGATAGAGCTAAAAGAAATAAGGCTAGACGTAGAGCTATTAAAGATGGTAAGGTAAAGAACTCACATAAAAGAGGTGGAGGCGGTGGTAAAGACATCGACCACAAGAAGAAGCTGTCAAAGGGTGGTTCTAACTCAAGAAAGAATACAAGGGTACGTAGTACCTCAGCCAACCGTAGAGATAACGGTAGAAGCAGGAAAAAAACATAAATGGCTAAGCACCCAACCTTTACAGATATTACGTCTAATGGCTTCCAAGCTATTGATGCCTACAACAATAACCTAGACGCTCTAGAGACAGCTTTCAACAATACCCTCAGTAGGGATGGGTCTACTCCTAACTCTATGGAAGCAGAGCTGGACCTCAATAGTAATAAGATCATTAATCTTAAGGACCCTACTGTTGCAGCAGATGGGGCTAATAAACGTTATGTAGATGAAGTAGCTAGTGCTCTAGTTGCTGGCAACCTATCTACTACTGTCTTATCCTATTCCTCTGTAGCAGACCTCAAAGCACTTGCAGGCTCATCCCTCGCTAATGGACAACTAGTCAAGACTAAAGGTTACTACGATGCGAACGACGGGGGTGATGCTCTTTACATTTACACTACTGGTGGGTCTGGCTCAGGTGATGATATGTTTATCATTGATCTCACTGATGGTACAGGCCATTTTGATATGGTCACCTCTGGGCGTAGAGTCTCCCTAGCTGCTTTAGGTGGTAAGTCAGATGGACTGACAGCCTCTGCTACACAGAACAGAATTGCTTTCCAAGCAGCCATTGATGCAGAAGTAATGATCTTTGTCCCTAAGGGTACAGGTGATTACTACGTTAATGCAGCTACTCCACTCGCAGCTTCGGGTACCTTTGCCCAGACAGGTGCAGTTGTAGTTGATGTCCCGTTTGATTGTGTCTTTGAAAAAGGCGCAGTGATGACGCTGGCTTCTCAGCAGTATGTTAATATTATCCAAGTTATTGCTGGTTGCACTAGTTTCCGACTGATCGATGCGGAGATGGATGGAGGTTCTAGCAATTTCCTTATTGGTACTGTGCAGGTAACTAATATCGGCGGTGAAGACTTCCTTGTAAATAACGTGTCTCCTATCCTGTTCAATGGTGGAGATAACATCTACATTGAGAACTTCCGCTGCCTTAGCTCAGTATATGGTGCTATCCAAACAAACCCTTATGTACAAATTGATGACATGGTTATCGAAGGTATGTACGTAAATGGATGTTACTCTGGCCTACACACTAATGGTGATGTAGCAACTGCTGATCGTTTCGTTAGACGCCTCACTGTCAATAACTTCCATGCGGTAAGCACACTTACTGAAGGCATGGACATCAACCGTGGTATTTACGAGTTCAACCTGAACAACCCAATCCTATATAACTGCTACACATACGATAGTGGTGAGTTCCACAAAGAATCTTTAGACATTCAAGACTGTGTTCGAGTTAATATTAATAACCCTATTATTGATATGAATCGCCAAGCAGGTACTGGTCTACGGATTAAAGCAACTAACGATACTCGTGAGATCACAGTAACCTCCCCTAACATTGCTAACTCCGCACTAGTGACTAAACAGAACATGATCTCCACAGCTACCGGAGACTGGACTGTAGCAACTGGTGTAGGTATCTCAGGTGGCGTCCTTACATGGACAGGGACTGCAGGTAATGTAGATGCTGTGCAGACTCAGAATACTGCCTTAGGTGTCTCCTATGACCTAGGTACAAACGATGGCGACACGACCAAAGCCTTTATTGTAGAAGTGCCAGTCACTGTTACATCTGGTACGTTGTTTGTCTCCCTAGGCTCCGGCTCTAACCTGACCAACAGTTCGTACCGCTCTATGGCTATTACCTCCTCAGGTCGCTATACCTTTGTTGTCTTAGGTGATGATGGAGACGCGATTACCTTCAGAGGCGCAACCTTCACAGGTTCTGTTGATCTAGCTGACGTAACTGTCCAAGAGAACGTTGGTGCAGCTATTGCAGTCCAGAACTGTCAGAATGTCACGATCACCAACCCGATGCTTCGCTCAGTGTCTATGGGAATACAAGTCTTTGACCTCGGTAACGATGTAACAGAGTCCTTGTCCATTACTGGCGGTATTATTGATGGTGTCGTACTAGACGGTGTATCAGTTGCTTGTCACTCTAATATCAACTCTGCTGTACAGACAGTAGACAGCGTTAGCATCACTGGCTTGAGCATGTTTGATATCGGACGCTACTGCTATGACATTGGCCGTACAAGAGGTTTTGTTATCAACGGTGGTACTCTGCACGATGGAAGCTCTGCAGTAGAGATGCGCTTCCACCAAGGGTGTGAGGATGGTTTGATTGTCGGTGTCAACGGTAAGAATGATTCTTATGGCATCAGCCTTGATGTTGATCCTACCGGTATCTCCGCTGAAGAGATTGAGATTGTAAACTGTAAAGGTTTTGTCTCTAAGATTACAGGCCAGTTCGATGGTACATCCCTTTCTAATGGTAAGGTTGTTATTGGCCGAGACCCGTTCAGCTATGTTGCAGCCAATGTCACAGAAGCTAAGGAAGTCTACCAAGCTAAGGCTACGCTAATCTCTGAGACCTTCTCAGCAGGCAGTAACCTACCTTTTGTTATTCAACAAGACCGAGGCAACATTGACGCAAACTCAGATGTACGCTTCATTATGTTTGATGAATTAGGTGCAATCTGTAACACAGTCACAGCCCGATTTAACTGGGAGATGATCGGTCCTAATAAATTCCCACTGGCATAATATATGGCTATTCGCACAGATGACTCCCTCACACCTCTTCAATGGAAGTTCAGGAAAGCTGCTGAAGCTGATCTAGAGACTTTCATCAGGCTTATTGCACCTAAGAATGTGATGGGCTCTGTACACCAAGAGTTGTGTGGGTGGTGGACTAGAGAGGAAGCAAGTAGGTTTCAAATCACACTGCTTCCTCGTGACCACGGTAAGAGCCGGTATGTTGCATACAGGGTTGCGTGGCACATCACTAATAACCCAGACTGTCGTATTCTATATGTCTCTGCTACATCAAACCTAGCCGAGAAACAGCTTAAGTTTATTCAAGACATCCTAACCTCTCCTATTTACACCAAATACTGGCCAGAAATGGTGCATCCAGAGATTGGTAAGAGAGAGAAGTGGACTTCTTCTGAATTCAGTGTTGATCACCCTAAACGTAAAGAAGAGGGTGTACGAGACCCTACGGTATTTACTGGTGGTCTTACTACTGCTATTACTGGTCTCCACTGTGATGTAGCTGTCCTAGACGATGTTGTTGTCTATGAGAATGCTTACACAGAAGAAGGTAGAACCAAGGTTAAGAGCCAGTTCTCACTCCTAGCCTCTATTGAGGGTGCTGATGCACAAGAGTGGGTTGTAGGTACTCGTTACCACCCTAAAGACCTCTATGGTGAAATGCTTACCATGCAGTATGAGGTCTATGACGACGATGGTGAAGTAACCGCTATGGAACCTGTCTATGAGATATTTGAAAGAGCTGTTGAAGATCAAGGTGATGGTACAGGTGAGTTCCTGTGGCCACGTCAACAAAGATCAGATGGTCGTTGGTTCGGATTCGATAGACGTGTTCTAGCTACTAAAAGAGCTAAGTATCCAGACAAGACACAATACTACGCCCAGTACTATAATGACCCTAACAGTGGTGATGGTGTTGGACTAGACAGAAGCTTGTTCCAGTATTATGATAAAGAGCTTCTTACACAAGAGAAAGGTCATTGGTATTATGGTAAAGGCTTAGGTCGTAGAAGGCTTAATGTCGTAGCCGCGATGGACTTCTCCTACAGTATTGGTAACAGGTCTGACTATACTGCTCTTATTGTATTAGGAATGGATTCAGATAGGAACTACTATGTATTGGACGTTATTCGCTTTAAAACAGACTCTATCAAGGTTTATTATGAGCAACTGTTACAGGCTTATATCAAATGGGACTTTAAAAAACTTATAGCTGAGACTGTCTCGGCACAGCAATCTATTGTCCGAGAGTTGAAAGACTCATACTTGAGACCTAATGGCATCATGATGTCTATTGTAGAGGTTAAACCTAACTCTCAGTCTGGACGAAAAGAAGAGAGAATGAAGGCTGTCCTTGATCCAGTATACCAGAACCGTGCTGTATGGCACTATAGGGGTGGTAACTGTCAGGTACTGGAGGACGAGCTTATTATGGAGTTCCCTCCTCACGATGACTGTAAGGATGCCCTCTCTAACGCGATTGACAACATCACACCGCCCGGTAGTGCTTCTATGAGAAGTAGTACTGTATCTAATATTATTTACCACAAGAAATTTGGAGGCGTAGTTGCCTAAAGCTGTATCATTTGAAGAGTATGCTAATGCGGACCGTATGGCGTGTGAGATCGCACTCAAGTACGACAAATGGAATAACTTCCGCCACAGTTGGCTCACTTTAACTAAAGAGACCAGAGACTATATCTTCGCTACGGATACTCGCAGCACGACTGCAGGTAATCTAGGCTGGAAAAACTCTACACACCTTCCTAAACTCTGCCAGATCAGGGATAACCTACATGCTAACTACATGTCTGCTATCTTCCCTAATGACAGAGCTATTTCGTGGGAAGGTGGAGATAAGGACAGTAATACCAAGAAAAAGAAAGAAGCTATTGAAGCTTACATGAGAGAGAAGATGAGACAGACTGATTTTAGAGATCAGGTCTCTCTTTGTATCTTGGATTACATTGACTACGGTAACTGCTTCGCTATGGAGGAGTTTGTAAGTGAGTATCATCAAGACCCTATCACTGGTGAGACTATCCAAGGTTATGTAGGTCCACGACTAAGACGTATCAGCCCTGAGGATATTGTATTTGATCCTACAGCTTCGTCTTTTAAAGAGTCTCCTAAAGTATTGAGAACCTTTACCACTATTGCTGAGATAGCTAGAGTTATCAAAGACCATCCTGAAAAAGGTTACCTTGAGGAAATCTTCCATGAGATGATTGCTCTTAGAGGTAAGGTCAAGACTGCTGGTGCAGGTCCTAGAGATGTAAAGAAGAATGCAGCATATCTTGCTGATGGTTTCAGCTCATATACTAACTACTTCGAGAGTGACTACGTAGAGCTGTTAGAGTTCTATGGTGACATATACGACACTGATACACAAACACTCCACAGCAATATGCATATCGTTGTTGCTGACAGAGCTTATATTATTAAGAAAGAGCAACATTCTTCATGGTTAGGTTCTCCTCCTATCTTCCACGCTGGTTGGAGACAGCGCCCAGATAACCTCTATGCTATGGGTCCTCTGGATAACCTGATTGGTCTCCAGTATCGACTTGACCACCTTGAGAATGCTAAAGCAGATGCTCTTGATCTTATTGTACACCCTGTCTTCAAGATCAGAGGGTTGGTAGAAGACTTTGAGTACGGACCTAACGCTAGAATCTATGTAGGTGATGATGGTGATGTAGAGTTTATGACACCTGACGCCTCAGCTCTATCTGCTAATTCTGAGATTGCTCAGATCATGCAAACAATGGAAGAGTTTGCTGGTGCTCCACGACAAGCTATGGGTTTCAGGACTCCGGGTGAGAAAACTAAATTTGAGGTTCAAGTACTGGAGAATGGAGCTAATAGAGTCTTCCTGAACAAGACCGCTCACTTCGAGACTGTATTCCTTGAGCCTATTCTCAATTCAATGGTTGAAACAGCTAGACGTAACTTTGTTGCAACTGAAGAGGTTAGAATTGAAGATACTGACTTCCACTTTATTGACTTCTTGTCTATTACTAAAGAGGATATCACAGCTAAAGGTAAGTTGAAAGCACTAGGTGCTCGTAGATTTGCACGTAAAGCCAACCTTCTCCAAGACCTTGCTCAGATCAGTGCTACCCCAATGTTACAAGACCCATCAGTTTCAGTACACTTCTCTGGTCTCAGACTTGCTGAAATCATCGAAGACCTTCTTGAGATTGGCGAATACAACATCGTGCGTGAGAATGTACGCATCGAAGAGCAAGCTAGAACAGCTCAAGTAACCTCTGCTGCTGAGCAAATGATTATGGAAGAGCAGACAGCAGGAATGTCACCTGAACAAGTACAACAGGCGACCAGACAGGCCCAACAACAGGAATAATATGAAAACTGAGTGGACTAAAGGGCTCTCTGACCCTATAAAACGTAAAGAATTTGAAGATTATTTAAGAAATAGTAATATTTTACTTGACAAACTATCTGAAATATGTTATAATAGGGTTAAAGAATTAAAGAAAAGTAATCTCGAAGATTATGATTCTCCATCGTGGTCTCATAAAGAGGCTCACAAAAACGGAATGAGACAAGCATTCCAATATATTATTGATTTATGCGAAATAAAGGACCATTGACCGAATGGCAGATATTTTTACAGATGACCAATCTGGAACTAAACCTCAAGACGCTGACCAAGTATCATTAGAGGACCTCGTAGGTGAGGGTAAGAAGTATAAAGATGTAAACGAGTTAGCTAAGGCTTATGTCCATGCTGATAAGCACATCGAAGGTTTGAATTCTTCGTTAGAAGAGGTAAGAACTGAACTACAAACTCGCCTATCTGTTGAAGACGCGCTACAAAAGCTTAAAGAAAAGAACGGCGAAGTGACCACAACCACTGAAGAAGTCGTTGAAGCTGCAAGCACCGAGGGCGGCGTCACCTTGGAACAAATCGAAGAGTTGTTAAACAACCGTACAGCTAAACAAACGGCTGAGGCTAATTATAACTCTACAATTGAGAGCATCATCTCTTATACGGGATCACCTGAAGCTGCTAAAACATTCTTGAAAGAAAAAGCTGCTGAACTTGAGACCACAATTGAAGCTCTCCAAAAAGACGCACGTGAACGTCCTAACTTCCTTCTTAAAACTCTTGGAGTTGGTAAGAAAGCTGAAGATAAAACTCTTGGTGTAAAACAAGTAAGAGCCCAAGAAGAGAAACCAGAAGCTAATACCAAACGAAGAGTATCGGAACTAGAGTTAAATGATATTTCTGCACTTAAAACTGAGGACCCACACAAATGGATGTCCCCGCCTGTTCAGAAACGTCTTCTAGACCTTAAGATGGCTAAGATTAGAGCTGAGCGTGGATTATAATAATTCATACTTAAGGAAATAAGATATGGCAGGTCATACGACTTCCAATACTGAAATTCTTATCCGTTCCGAGGTATGGTCAACAGAAATTAAAGAGGTTCTTCAGGATACCCTTGAAGCCCAGCGTTATGTTCGCTGGATGACTGAGTTCCCTGACGGCGATCTGTTTACTATCCCTTCCATCGGTGAGATGACTGCACAGGACTATCAAGAAGATACTCCTATTGAATATACCGCAATGGATACTGGTGAGTTCCAGTTCCAGATCACAGAATATGTGTCTGCGGCTACGTACATCACTAAGAAGCAGCGTCAAGATTCGTTCTACTCTGCTGAACTTGAAGGTAAATTCGTACCTTCGATGAACCGAGCTATCTTTAAGGACCTTGAACTTCATATCCTTAAAGAAGGTCAGCCACGCACGGGTAACCCTGCTGGTTATCAGGTTCCGGGTAACTTAAACCTTATTAATGGCCAAGCACACCGTTGGGTGGGTTCTGGTACTGTCGGCACCAATCCGGTGCTTGCGGTTGAGGACTTTGCTCGCGCAAACCTCTCACTTACTAAGGCACATGTTCCTGCACAGAATCGTATCGCAATTATCGATCCGACTCAATCGTATGTCCTTGAGACTCTTACCAACCTCGTTAACGTTGCCAACAACCCGATGTGGCAAGGCGTTATTGAATCTGGTATGACCTCTGGTATGGTGTTCCTCAAGAACGTCATGGGCTTCGATGTTTACATGTCTAACTATCTCCCACTCTGCGGTGCTGATCAAAGTGGTACTTCCGAGACGATTGATAGTGTGGCATCCGGTGCTAACGCAGTTGGTAACCTCTTCTTCTCTATGTCTGCTGACGTTGTTCCGTTTATCGGTGCATGGCGTCAAATGCCAGAAGTTGACGGTGAGTATAACAAAGACTTCCAACGTGAAGAATATGTTATGACTGCTCGTTACGGTACGAAGATTTATCGTCCTGAGAACCTTGTTACTGTGCTTACAAGCACTGACGTTGTATAAGGAAAGGATATAAATTATGTCATGGAATAATCCTGACGGCCTGTACATTGAATATGGCCGCGATAACGCAAGAAAAACTAACGAAGCACGTTATGTAAAAGGTTACGGCGCGACTCAAGAGATTCACGTCAAGTTCGACCTTACTAAAATCCCAGCGGGTACTACTGACTTTACGTCCGATCTGGACAATGACGGTACAGTGGATGGCTTTAATGATGGTGATGTCTTCATCCCTGATCAAGCCCATATTGAATCTGCTGAGATTTACATGACGGACGAAGCTGCTGCAGGTGGTACTTCTGTCGCTGCAGGTCTCTACCAAAAAGATGGTTCTGTAATTGATGCAGACGGTCTGGTAACTGCTACCAACGGTGCCACTGCTAACCTTAGTGCTAACGCTAAGCAAGCCGGTTCCGGCGCTGATGTAGCCACCTCTGTAACGGAGAAGAACTACATTGCACTTAGTACTGTTGGTACTTTCACCGCAGGTAAGGGTACGCTGGTAGTCAAGTATACGCTTCCTCGCTCAGTTTAAGAGGTAGCAAATGGCTAGTAAATCTAATACACTTGACTTCAATGGATTGACCGTACAGGTTGGTTCATTGGAAGTTGGGGAGGCCACATTCGGTGTAGCGGCTGCGGTTGCTGATCTGAATCAAGATATTTCGGCAACTTATGTTGAAGCTGAAGTACAAGCCATCTCTGACAAAGTGGATGCACTCCTCGCAGCCTTAAGAACTGCAGGACTAGTAGCTTCCAGCTAATCACAACTACAAAGGAACCCACCTAGGACACGCTATAAATGTATCTTAGGTGGGTTTTTTATTAAGGTTTAAAACTAATGAAGATGACACTGTTAGAAATTGTACAGAATATCCTCTCTGCTATGGATGCAGAAGAGATTTCTTCTATTTCTGATACTATTGAATCTCAACAAGTAGCTGAGGAAGTTAAGACTACTTACTATGAGAACTTTGGTAACTTCCAACTAAGAAGTCGGTTTGACATTATCCAGTTAGAAGCTTTAGCAGACTCTACAGATAAACCTAATATCCTTAAAGTCCCTGCTAATGTAGATCAAACTAATCGATTATTCTACAACAAGAATACTGTGGCATCACCCGACTACTATGAAGTAATTTGGTGTGAGCCTGAAGATTTCATTAAACTGCTCCTCTCTAGAACAAGCTCTATTGCATCTACAGTAGTTAAGTTCCCCGGTACAGATGCAGTACCTTATCGTATTATGAACGACCAGCACCCAACTTACTACACCTCTTTTGATAATGAGCACTATGTCTTCGACTCTTATAACTCAACTGTTGACTCTACCCTCCAGAATTCTAAGACTATGGTATGGGCAGAAGTTCTTCCTACATGGACAGCCTCCGATACTTTTACCCCAGACTTAGAAGCACGGTTTTTCCCAATGCTTCTAGCGGAGTCTAAGTCAGCTTCGTGGGTTAATTACAAAGGTGTGGCTAACTCTAAAGAAGAACAGAGAGCCAGACGCCAAAAGGTTGCACATCAAAACAATAGGTTTAGAGTTGACCAAGAAAAAGAGCACTCATCTAAAAACTACGGTAGGTCGTAGAGGTAAACCTCAGAAGAAGGTTTTAAAGTTAAAGAAAAGGAAACACTCTGATAATCCAGTGTACCTGACTTACAGGTTCAAAGAGTACTACATTAAACTGGACTCAGCAGGTTTCTATTACATAAGCCCTCATGGTGGTGGTAAGATAGCTAAGGAGTTAAGAGGCCGTTTTACTAATCACCAACAGGCCGAACAATGTTTAATCAGGTGGTTAATCAAAACCGATATAACTCACCAAAGTAGGTACCCCGGATGTCCAGAGCGAAAGCCAACAAACTATACGCGAACTTTTCTAAAGGATTAATCACGGAAGCAAGCCCTCTTGCTTACCCTGAGGGTGCATCTATTGATGAGAAGAACTGCGATATCCTTGAGAATGGGATTAGAACTCGTAGGTTTGGCTTCTCAGTAGATACTGACCTCTATAACATTTCGTCCTTAGGTTCAGTCAAAGGTAAGTCCCATGTGTGGACAGAGCCCGGTAAGACAGAAGAACTACACTTTCTAGTTATCCAAATGGATGAAGGTCTGTACTTCTGGAAGATTAATTCAGACGGTACATTTACTAGTAAGTCTTTCTCGGTTGACCTAACCACGTACCAGTTAAGCTCTTATGCAGGAAGCATGGATGCTACACCTTGTCAGTTCACATCTGGTAAAGGTACACTGTATGTAGCCCATCCTTACATGAACCCTATCTCTATTGACTATGATGAGTCTGGTGACTCTATTACTGTCTCTACTATCTACATTAAGATCAGAGACTTTATTGGTCTGGATGACGGTTTAAGCGTTGATGAAGAACCTTCTTCCTTAACTGCAGCTCACCACTACAACCTGAGAAACCAAGGTTGGGTAGACCCTGAAGCTACAGGCTCCGGTACTACTATCACATCTTACTCTCTTTATGGGGCTCCGTACACTTACTCCTACCCCACTACCACAGGGCCTATTGCAGAGTATTATACTGCTAAGTCTAGGTATCCCGGTAATAACAAACAGTGGTGGGTAGCTAAAGATGTGAATGGAGACTTCGACCCCGCCCTACTCGGTAGTATTTTCTTTGGTAACACTAGGGCTCCTAGGGGTCATTTTATTGTTGATGCGTTCAACAAAGATTATACTGCCGTGTCAGGTGTCTCCAGCCTCACGGCTGTCACAGAGAGTACTAGACCACCTACTATCGAGTTTAGCTCTGGTAGGGTGTTTTATGGTCACAGAGGCGCAGTATACTTTAGCCCGACGTTAGAAGATAGTTCTAGAGCAGGGCAGTGCTTCCAAGAGGCTGACCCTACTGCAGAAGACATCTCAGACCTGATTGCCACAGATGGTGGTGTGATTGAGATACCTAACGCTGAAAACATTGTAGCGCTAAGAGCATTAGGAAGTGGTGTTATTGTATTCGCCAAGAATGGTGTTTGGTCTATTGCTTCTGGTGCCGCAGGATTTACAGCACTTGACTACTCTGTCACACAAATCTCAGATATTGGTACTGAAGCTGAAGAGTCTATTGTTACTGCTGATAATAAAATCTTCTGGTGGAGCCGTATTGGTATCCAAGCTCTACAACAAACTATAGGCCAGTTTGGTCCTGTGGATGGCTCTTACGATAAAAGCAATCTCTCGGACGATACTATCAAATCTTTCTTTAACGTCATCAATGATGGGTCACGGAACAATGCTCAAGGTGAGTTTGATCCAGCGACTAACAAGATTTACTGGCTTTATAAAGAGAATGATGAAGACGATTATATTTACAGAAAGATACTTATCTACGATCTGAACAACCAAGCCTTTGTTCCTTGGGAACTTCAGTCTACCTCAGAGAACTACTACTGGACAGGTATCTTTATTGCCCCATACTTCTCATACCTACCCACTGAAGGTAATAAAACGTTAGAAGCAACCTTTACTCAGTTTCTTTGTTTTAAGAATAAATATGTTTCAACAACTACTGCAGAGCCTAAACTTTCTGTAGGAAACTTCTTCAGCAGGCAGTATGTAGATTTCTACACTCTTTATGTCCAGAACGAACAGTATGAGGGTGGCTCACACGCTGATGAAGTGTTGGCTCTCTATGACTCGTATATTACTACAGGTTATGAAGTACTAGAGGATGGGGTTAGAAGAAAGCAGGCACCTATCGTAGGCGTCTTCTTTGAGAGAGTTGAAGAAGATATCCAACTTAGTGATGGTAGTTATGAACTTACCCAACCTCAGAGCTGTTTCTTCCAAGCTAAATGGGATTGGAGTTCTAGAGCCTCTTCTAATAAATGGTCTACATCAGTTCAAGCATATAGACCTAAAATGACTATGTTCGTAGATACATCTACTCTAGAAGCTAACTCTGCAGATTATGATGTATTTTACTCTAGAAATAAGGTAAGAGGTAGTGGTAGATCAGTACAATTCAAATTCAGTGAGTCTAGACAAGGGTACGGGTTCAAGCTTATCGGATGGCATGTCTTCTATGAAGCAAAAACAAATCCGTAAAGCCACTT